TGGTACTGTTACTTCTGGCGTACCTGCAACCGTTTACGGCATGATTACCCTTACCGCAAACGAAACACAAATGGCATTTTGGACTGTTCCAGCGGGCTACACACTGTATTTTATGGGAATTTTCTTTACATCCGCAAACTCAACCGCAAACGCATCGACCAACTTTCAGTTGATTCAACGCCCATTCGGCGGTGTGTTTAGAATTCAAAGTTCATCGCGTACCCCCGGCAACGGAGACTTTATTGTTGACCTGCACACACCTGTTGCCTTTCCTGAAAAGACAGACATTGAAGTTAGAGCAATTGCTTCAGCAGGGGCTTCTAATGTGTCTGCTGATTTTGAAGGCATCTACATTAAGAACCCTGATTAATCATGCCAAGCAAATCACCAGCCCAACACAAATTGATGGAAGCGGTTGCGCACAACCCTGAGTTTGCCAAGAAGACTGGCATTCCCACAAAAGTCGGCAAAGAGTTTGTTCGTGCTGACAAGAAGATGGCTGACGGTGGAAGCGTAAACGCGGCAGGCAACTACACCAAGCCTGAGTTGCGCAAGCGGATCGTAAGTCAGGTCAAGGCTGCTGATACGCAGGGCACGGGCGCAGGGCTTTGGTCAGCCCGCAAGGCCCAGCTTGTGGCCAAGAAATACAAGGCCGCTGGCGGGGGGTATCGAGATTGAAAGCACCTCAAAAATCCCTGAGCGATTGGGGCAAACAAGATTGGACCACCAAGAGTGGCAAAAAATCTTCTGAGACTGGTGAGCGCTACCTTCCAAAGGCTGCGATCAAAAGTCTCAGCCCTGCCGAGTACGCTGCGACAACCAAGGCCAAGAGGGCGGGGAAGGCAGCGGGCAAGCAGTTTGTCGCGCAGCCAAAAAAGATTGCACAGAAAACAGCCAAATACAGGTTTTGACCATGACAAAAAAGACATCGTCAGTCGCTAAGTCTTTGAAGAATGCTGGCTTCTATGAGCCGTCCAAAAGCAAATCTGAACGGCTGAAAATTGTCAACGAGGTGACGACCAAGCCTCAACGAGTGGGCATGGTTGAGAAGATGTTTTCTGAGAAGAAGATGAAGGGCGGCGGAGTGTCGCTTGCTGTGGGTCGCGGCGAGAAGTTGCCCGTTGAAAAGGGCGCAGGGCTTACAGCCAAGGGTCGCGCCAAATATAATGCAGCAACCGGAAGCAACCTGAAGGCTCCACAGCCCCAGGGCGGCGCACGCAAGGACTCATTTTGCGCCCGGATGTCCGGTATGCCTGGGCCGATGAAAGACGAAAAAGGCAAGCCAACACGCAAGGCGGCGGCCTTAAACAGATGGAAGTGCTGATATGGCTTATTCGGGAACCACGGGCACGACCGTTGTAACGGTCCAGACGATGATTGACCACGGTGCTCGACGCTGCGGCAAGCTGGCTGAGGAATTGACCTCTGAGCAGGTTCTGAGCGCCCGTGAGTCTCTTTTCTTCCTGCTGTCGGACCTGATCAACATTGGCATCCAGTATTGGGCAATTGACAAGAAGGTCTACGGCTTCACGGCAGACAAAGCAACGTACCTGCTGCCCCTTGGCGGCAATGATGTGCTCAACGCCCTGTATCGCTTCATGAACCGCCCAAATGGGGCGTATACGTCTTCTGCTGGCGGCACGGTGGCCAACCTGTACGACGAGGACGTTCAGACGGTTTGCACTCAGACATCGGCCAATGGCAACATTGCGGTCAACTTTGGCCCTTCAAATCCCATCTTCATCGGCTCAATTGGTTTTCTGCCAGCAGCCACCGGCACTTGGTCGATCATTTACGAATACTCGCTTGACAACGTGACTTGGAGCACCCTGGTTGACCTGGGAACCATCGCGGTGACTAACAACGAGTGGGTGTGGACTGACATTGAGAACGGCCAGACCGTGCCGTACTACCGCATACGGGCCTACGGCGGCACGACCCTGAGCCTGCGCGAGTTGTATTTGGGCAACAACAGCACCGAGATCACGATGTCTCGCCTGAACCGCGACGACTACACCAACCTGCCCAACAAGAACTTCACGGCCAATCAGCCCTTCCAGTTCTGGTTCAACCGCACGATTCCTCAGAGCGAGATCGTGCTTTGGCCCACTCCACAAGATGCGTTCTACCAGATGACCATCTGGTACTCGCGCCAGATCATGGACGTGGGCGACCTGTACGGCGAGTTGGAGGTGCCACAGCGCTGGTACGAGGCCGTGGTGATGATGCTGGCCCACAAGATGAGCCTTGAGCTTCCTGGCGTGGATATGAACCGCATCCAGTACCTTGAGGGCCAAGCCAGCAAGCACCTTGGTCGGGCCGAAGAGGAGGAGCGCGACCGGTCGCCCATTTTCTGGGCACCAGACATCAGCGTTTACACGAGGTGACCCATGGCCATCTTTCTGGACACTGAGGGCTACTCTGACATTGCAATTGCGATCTGTGACCGCTGTAAGATGAAGCGGCCACATGCTGTGATGCGCAACGACCCAAATTTTCCGGGCCTGCGGGTGTGCAACGAGGGCTGCGCAGATCAACTCGACCCCTATCGGTTGCCTGCCCGCAAAACTGAAAGGATAACGATTCGGTTTCCTCGTCCTGACCTTCCGCTCAATGCTGGCGACAACTATTTGGTCAGTGGCGGCATCACTACCGTTGTTCAAATTTCGACACAAGGCAACACCCAGACGCCAACCTCAAACGGAAACTTGGACACTATTGCCCCAAACCCACCAAACAACACGAGCACCTAATGTCAGCACAAGTAACCATCACCCAACTTCCAGCGGCTGGTGCTATCACGGGCACTGAGGCGGTTCCTGTTGTCCAAAACGGGGTCACGGTGCAGACCACTGCGGCGGCGATTTCAGCCTCCCCGTCGCAACCCTACACCTACCTGACCGTCACCCAGACGCCGCAGTTGGCCAACAGCCGCTACTTTGGCGCAACCAACGGGCTGACCATCACTGACGGTGGTGCTCAGGGCGTGTTCAATATAACGACCACAGGCGCTTTATCGTCTCTGGTGGCATCTGGCACTGGGTTCCAAGTAAAAACGTCTTCTACGGCCATTACAGGCCGTTCTATAGCCGTTTCCGGGGTTGGCCTGTCGATTGCCAACGGCAGCGGTGTTGCTGGCGATCCAACAATCACTTTGGCTGGCCAAGTCCTGAATTTGGCTAACCTGAGCGCCAACGGCCTGATGACGATCACCACTGCTGGTGCGATCTCTGCAACTCAGATTGCAGCGGTTGGCAATCAGACGGTTGTGACCAACGCCACTGGCATCGCAGGCAACCCGACGATTGGCTTGGCTGACAACCCAATCATTCCGGGCACTGGCGCAATCCAGATCCCCGCTGGCTCGACGGGACAGCGACCCTCTGGCGTGGATGGCAAGATCCGCTACAACTCTACTGACGGAGCCTACGAGGGGTATGCAGTGGGCGCATGGCGTCAATTCTCACTGATTGGGTTTGTTGCTACAGTTACGGGCACGGCCAACGAAATCACGGCTACAGGCACAGTCAATGTTGTCTTGTCTTTGCCAACTGCGCTGACGTTCACTGGCAAGACTGTGACGGGTGGTGCGTTTAACATGACCACCGCGACTGTCGGCGCTGACACGGTCACCACCAACACGGCCACTCAAACGCTGACCAACAAAACAATCAGTGGCGCAAGCAACACCCTGTCCAACATTGGCGTTGCCTCTGGCGGCACTGGGATATACACCTACACAATTGGCGATACGCTTTATGCCAGTGGTGCAACAACATTATCTAAACTTGCCCTTGGCACGCAGGGTTTTGTGCTGACAGCGGGGGCAACTGCGCCTGTTTGGTCGGGCATCTCGGGCGGGACTTTCTAAGGAAAAATTATGGCTGCATTGAACTTCACACCAATCCAACTCTATCATTCGTCAACCGGGTCGGCAGTCCCAACTGCTCCCAATTTGGCAAGCGGTGAGTTGGCCATCAACATCACCGATGGCAAGCTGTACTACAAGAGCTTCGCCGGGGTAGTTACGTTGCTGGCGTCCAGTGCGGGCGCTGCTGGCGACGTAGTTGGCCCGGCATCTGCCACCGACAACGCCTTGGCACGATTTGACCTTACCACGGGCAAGTTGATCCAGAACTCCGCTGGCATCTTGAGTGATGCAGGCGTGCTGACCGGCTTGACTGGCCTGACATCGTCTGGCAACGTCACTCTTTCTGCGCTGACCGCCACCCGCGTGCCTTACGCAAGCACAGGCGGCTTGTTGGTGGACTCAGCCAACCTAACGTTTGACGGCACGATCCTTACTGCCGGTGGCTTGGCTGGCCCATTTAACGGCACTGTGGGGGCTACAACGGCCAGCACAGGTAACTTTACTACGCTGTCAGCCACAGGTGTCACAACTGTCCAAGCTGGCACAGCGGCACTCCCTGCAATCACCACTACAGGCGACACCAACACAGGTATCTTCTTCCCTGCCGCTGACACTATTGCTTTTTCTGAAGGCGGTGTTGAGGCCGCTCGTATCTCCTCCGACGGCACATTCCGAGTAAAGGGCGCTGGTACGGCAGGATCAACGGACGCGGTTCAGTTTAGTGGGTCTGCGCCAGCTTCTAGCTTGATCTTCGACTCCGCAGGCAACCTCGGCCTGGGGGTTACTCCGAGTGCTTGGAATACATCATTTAGTGCCAAGGCAATTGAACTGCCGGGGGGGTCTTTGTGGACGTTTGGCACTAGCGCAATTGAGATGGCTCAAAATGCCTACTACAACACAGCAGGTGCATACATCTACGTTAACACCGCAGCAGCATCAGATTATTACCAAATAGCGGGTTCTCACGTTTGGCGTACAGCAGCCTCCGGCACAGCAGGCAACCCCATCACCTTCACCCAAGCAATGACCCTCTCCTCCGACGGCACATTCCGCGTAAAGGGTGCGGGGACTGCAGGCACAACTGATGCTTTCCAGGTGGCGGGTACAGCGCCAGCGGATGTGGCCCGTATTACCAGCGTCGGGGAGTTGCTGGTGGGGACAACTTCGGCAAATGGCAAGTTGACAGTTAGTTCTGGCGCAACAACACTTGTGTCAAGTCTTGTAAGCACAGGGACAAACACTTATACACCAACAGTATCAACCTCTTTGACTAATTCAACCCTTCAATTGTTTGGGGGCAATGGATCAGGCAATACAACTGGCATTAGGATGAGCCAAGGCGGTAGCTTTGAGCTTTTCTTTGGCGGCGTACAAGAGGCGGGTGGCGCAGCCTCTTATGTCTGGCAGGGCTATAACGGCTCGGCATATGCAGAACGTATGCGCCTCGACTCCAGCGGTTTCTTGGGAATTAATAACACCACAATGGGCCAAAGACTTGCGGTCAATGGTGGAGTTCAAACAAACGGCAGTGCTGCCCTTGGTACGGGCTTTGGTGGTGGTGCGGTACTTAGTTTTGAATCGCCAATAGCTAGAATGTATTTTGGCGATGGAACTGGATATTCTTTTGCTTTTAGCAAAAGGGTTAGTTCAGTAACAACCGACTTGGTAACAATTACCGACAGCGGGAATTTGCTGGTGGGGACTACGAGTAACCCGTGGGGGGCGCGGTTTGTCTCTGAGGGTAACGGACAAGTTGCTACTTTTAACACCTCTGCCACTACAGGGACGGCTGTTGAAATTGATGTGGGCGCAAACGACACCACTCAACAGGCATTAATGGTCTATTCGGCAGGGAATTCAGCCACTAACGCAATCATTTACTCCAACGGCAACATCGTCAACCGTAACAACAGCTACGGCGCAATTTCAGATGTAAAACTGAAAGAGAATGTCACGGACGCAACGCCAAAACTGGACAAGCTAAATCAAGTTCGCATCGTTAACTACAACATAATTGGTAGTGAGCAAAAGCAGCTTGGCGTGGTTGCCCAAGAGCTTGAGCAAATTTTCCCCGGCATGGTGGATGAATCACCAGACCGCGACAAAGAAGGCAACGACCTAGGCACAACAACCAAGAGCGTGAAATACAGCGTGTTTGTGCCAATGCTCATAAAAGCCATCCAAGAGCAGCAAACCCTCATCACCGCCTTGACTGCTCGCATCACCGCCCTCGAATCCTCAACCCTCCAATAAGGAAATCACCATGACCACAACCACGAACTGGATTATTGAGTGGATGCAGACCACTCCCACCACCGCAACCCCTCCTGAAGTCGTCCTGACCGCAGGCTGGCGCTGTTCCGGCATTGACGGGCTGTACTCGGGCACTGTGTACTCCACTTGCTCTTTCCCGATGCCCACGGAAGGGCAATTCACGCCATACGCCGATCTGACGCAAGATCAGGTCTTGGGCTGGTGCTGGGCCAACGGCGTCAACAAAGACGCTACAGAGGCCGCTGTGCAGGCTCAGATTGACAACCAGATCAACCCACCCACGATCCAGCCGCCGCTTCCATGGCTGACTCCTTCGGCATAATTGAAAAAGGGCAAACCGCTGGCCCTGACAGCGGCAACAACACGGAGAATGAAAATGGAAAAAGTGACTTTGTCAACGCAACTGGTGAACGGCATCCTGCAATATTTGGGTCAACGCCCATTTGTTGAGGTTCAGCAATTGATCAATGGCATTCAGCAAGAGGCCCAGGCTCAGGCTGCCCCGGCAGTCCCAGCAGAAGTGCCTGCTGCTGAGTAAACGTCAACCCGAGCGGAAATTGCCCAATGGAACCCATTCAGGAACTTGCCACTGAAACCGACAAGCGTCTAAGTGTTCACGAGGCAATTTGCGCTCAACGGTATGAGGGCATTCAAGCCCGTTTCGACGATGGTTCCAAGCGCATGACCAAGATCGAGTACCTCTTGTACATCCTGATCGCGGTTGTGTTGCTTGGCCCCGGCGTAGCAGCCGAGTTTGTCAAAAAACTTCTGGGGATGTAAATGGCTGACGAATCCGCAAAAGGCGCACTGATTGAAAAGCTGACGTTCGCCGTCCTCCCGCTGCTTTTCACCTGTGTGGTCTACCTCATGTCAGCTTTGGCAAACCTGTCACATGAGGTCACCATCCTGAACAGCAAAATTTCGCTGGTTGTCACATCGGACAACAAGCAGGCGACGAACACCGGCGCAGAGTTGGCCCGTGAGCGGCTGCGCCAAGACCTGTCAATTGAGATTCAGAAGAACCGCGACGACATCCAGCACAACCGTCAGGACATTGCAGTCATCAAAAATCAATTGGAGAAGAAGTAATGATCCCCATCGTTGCGTCACTGCTTGGTACGCTGGCCCAGAACGGTCTGGGCCTTTTGTCATCTGCCATTCAGGCCAAGGGCAAGCAGGTGGTCGAGGAAAAGCTCGGCATCAAGATCTCTGATGACCCCAGCCCGGAGGAGGTCAGCAAGCTGCGCCAACTCCAGTACGACCATGAGGAGCGGCTGCTTGAGTTGGGGATTGAAAAGGCCCGCCTGGAGCAGGAAGAACTGAAGGCTCTGCTGGCGGCTCAGGCCAACCAAGAAAACAACATCAGCGACCGCTGGAAGGCTGACATGTCCTCCGACTCGTGGCTGTCCAAGAACATCCGCCCTGGAACGCTGATCTATCTTTTGACCGCCTATGTGGTCTTTGCCGGTCTGAGTGCCGCAGGCATACAAGTGGAAGAGTCCTACGTCGCGCTGCTGGGCCAGTGGGGCATGCTGGTGATGACGGCCTACTTTGGTGGCCGCACCGTTGAGAAGGTCATGGAGATGCGGAAGGGGGGCGACAAATGAGCCTGAGTCAAGAACAAGCCGCGTTCCTGCTGGACGCCTGCAAGTTGATCCAACATGCCACAGAAGAGGGCTGGATGGTCACTGGAGGCGAGTTGGCCCGCACCCCTGAGCAGCAGGCCATCTACGTCAAGACGGGCCGCTCTAAGACCTTAAATTCGATCCACCTCAAGCGCTGCGCTATCGACTTGAACTTCTTCAAGGACGGGAAGATAATCTGGGACAAGCAAATGCTCGCCCCTCTTGGCGCATTCTGGGAGTCTTTGCACCCCAAGAACCGCTGGGGCGGCAACTTTAAGTCGCTGGTGGACTGCCCGCACTTTGAGCGCAACGTCGGATAACGGAGAACAAAATGACAGTCGCCGCCGTAATGACGTATGACTCGCTGGTCGACGACATCCAGACTTACTTGGAGCGTACCGACCAGCAGACTCTGGACAAAATCCCTCGGTTCATCATGCTGGCGGAGCAGATCATTGCGTCTGAGATTAAATTTCTCGGCAATTTGGTGGTGGTCACCAGCAACATGGTTCAGGCCAACAACGTCATTGCAAAACCTGCGAGATGGCGCAAGACGGTCTCAATGAACGTGACAGTGGCAGGCAAGCGCCAGCCTGTTCTGCTGCGCACCTACGAGTACATCCGCGAGTATTGGCCAGACCCGGCATCAACGGATGTGCCAAAGTTTTTTTGTGACTACGACTACGAGCACTGGCTGGTTGGCCCTACACCAGCGTTGGGCTACGCCTACGAGGTGCTGTATTACGAGCGTGCGCAGCCTCTTGATTCAAGCAACCAGTCGAATTGGTTTACAGAGTACGCCCCCCAGGCGCTGCTTTACGGCTCCCTGTTGCAGGCTATGCCGTTCCTCAAGAACGACGAGCGCATGCCAATGTGGCAGGGCAACTACGACCGCATCATCCAAGTCCTGAAGGAAGAGAACCTCACCAGGGTGGCTGACCGTCAGGCAATTGCAAGGGATTCATAATGAGCTTTACCTCGCCCTTCACAGGCCAAGTGATCCAGCCGACGGACGTTTCGTTCCGTGCGATCACCCTGAGCGTCACCACAACCTTGTCATGGCCGATCAACGGCAGCGACACGGACAATGCTGCCGCCAGGATCATGAACGTCACAGCCTCTGCGGGCAGCCTGCTGCTTCAGATGCCCCCGGCAAATCAGGCATCTGTTGGCCAGGATGCTCTAATCCGGAACGTGGGGGCGACCACCTTCACGGTGGCTGACTATGTTGGCAACACCATCGTCTCTGTCGCGTCTGGTGAGGCCAAGTACATCTACATCACCACCAACGCCACTACGGCTGGAACCTGGGGGATCATCTCCTTCGGCGTTGGAAGCTCAAGCGCTGATGCGGCAACCCTTGCCGGGTATGGATTAAAGGCTGTATCCACGACCTTAAATCAATCACACACCGTTCAGACCTTTTCAAGCAACTATACGGCCCTTGACTCTGATCGCGCCGCATCCTACGTCTGGTCGGGGGGATCTGGAACTCTAGGCATTACCTCGGCCTCCACTCTTGGCAACGACTGGTTCTTCATGATCCGCAACGGTGGAACTGGAACTCTCACGGTAACGCCTGCATCCGGACTGATCAATGGGGCGGCATCAATCGCACTACAGCCTGGGGACTCTTCGTTTATCGTGTGCTCGGGGTCGGCATTTTTTACGGTAGGACTTGGCCGAAATACGCAATTCAACTTTACACAGTTGACAAAAGCGGTTGTCTCTGGCTCCTACACGCTGACTTCGGCAGAAGCGGCAAACGTGGTTCAGAAGTACACCGGAACTCTTTCCGGCAACGTGACGGTAAACCTGCCTCAGACAGTTCAGGTGTACTACATCACGAACCAAACCGATGGCGGCGTGAATGGCTACCAGATCACGTTCACTACAGGGTCTGGCGGCGGCACTGCGACTGTGCCCGCTGGCCAGCAGGTGATCTTGCTGTGCGACTC